TTACCATCTTTATAGGTAAAATCTCTCCTCGTTATGACCCATCACCATCCTAATGCTTGTAAAGGCGTTAGAATGCGGAGACTGACGATGACAAACACTTGGTATAGTGCTGGCATGCGATCAGTAGCGGCCGTCAAATCAATTGAAGCTAGTTGGACATTGTCCAAAGACTTCTTTTGAATATAACGACGTGATCGATCTTGATCAAAAGTGCCATCTTGAATAAGATGCCTTAAAATAAGGTTACACCTTTGATGCACCACTTTGAGCAAGCTTTGCGATAGTATGTCTACTATTGCAATCACCCTCGTCTTTCCACCTTTGTCTCCAAAGAAGAAAAGACTTGAATGATTAACTTGTTCATCACCTTTAATAAGAGAAGCATTAAAGGCGTTCCATAGCGCTTTAAAGGTTTCCTTCTTGTTAAGAAAAGGAAGTGCTCAATATAGGAAAACTAAACCTATAGAAAGCCCCGTATGGCGCAGACTTCGTAGATCTTTTAAATACTGGGTGTAACTGAGAGGTCCATTAGGTCCCCCAGCTCCACTTATATGTCATTCAAAATGACATTTCCAGTTTTGTAAATCAGGAATTGATTTACTAAAAGATTGTTTGACTTTTGAAAAGGCATTAAAATATTTTGTTTTTAATAACCCAGTCAGTTTACCATTAAATCTACTTGTAATGGTAGATACATCCATTTCAGGTTTAGCCGTTAAAAGGCGATAAGCTGAAAAGATGCTGACTCAATATATTTTGCTAAAGGTACAGGTACCTAAAGTAAGCGCTTTATTGGCAAAACGCCTATATCGATTACTTAATGGAACTTGTTCCAGAGGGGTACCCATCAAATGTCGAACCAAGTAATTCGACATTGTTTTGGCCCTTTTTAAACCGTGAACACCTTCACAGGTGCTCATCTAAAAAAGGTTTCAACAATTTTGATGGAAAGCTTCTTATCCAAGCTATCTTCAGCTAGGACTTCGGTGAATAGGACGTGAAGCTTAGTTACTATATGTAACAATTTACGTTTTATATTTTTATTATTCATTTTAATTAATTTTAAATTAGAGTAATGAAAATCATCGCTTTCCCTATGCAAGCAGTGAGGAGCCACGCTAGTCTTTGGTTCCTTCCACGGTCTTACCCAAACCAGGAGTAGGATCTGTATAATGCAAGATACAGACACGGCAAGTTGACGTACTTACCAAGAAACT